AGTGTTAAAAAACCCCAATGCAAGCGGTGCATCATGGGTTACGGCATTAGAGGTAAAAGTCTGTGTACCAGTCCAGTTGGCAAAATACGTTGAAGTTGTAGTGGTATTACTAAAACCAGTGGTGTTACTATACTTTAAATTTCCATATATAAATCCACCAAAAGTTGCTGCACCGCCATATCCTGTAAAGTCCACATTGTTAAATATAGATGTACTTGAGCAAGAAACAATATCTGTACCCGCAGTCACATTAAAATTAATAGCAGTTGCAAATGAACCCGATGTGCTTGTATTGACAATAGTTCTAGTTCCTGCTGAGCCATTGTATGTATAGTTAACAGTAGGTGTTCCAGTAATGGTCAATCCTATACCATTATCCGTTCTCCAAAGACTTGCATTATTAGCTGTTAGTGTGAAATTTCCAGTACCAAACGCAATGGTTCTAGTATTTGCGTTGTTTGAAGTAAATGACCCGTAAATCGTAAACACTCTATTGTTTAGATTTAATGTCCCAAAAAAATGAGTAACAGCTCTTTGTGTTGATGTGCCTACTGATAAATCGTCTTGAAGTTGGTAAGTAGTTGCTCCACCATTAACTACAGTCCCTGCAACAGTCTGAGCGCCTGTGGTTGCGTTTAAATAAGAAACACTTGTGTTTGTGCTTGCTGTTACTGTGTATGTGCCATTGTAACCAGCGGGGGTGACGCCAGCTACAATAATTGTGCTTCCAACAGCGGGACAGTTAGTAGACGCTGCAAAAGTTAATGTGGCAGTTGTTCCGTCACCTGATGCGGCTGTTGTAGAAAGGCTGTAACCAAAGTTAATTGGGAAATCAAAGTTTAATGTGGCACTAGTGATTTGTTGAGTTCCGCTTGAACCAGCAAAGTTTGTTGTGCTTGTTCCAGCAGTTAGCGTCATGCCACTGCCCATTATCAAATTGCCATATATGTATCTACTAGAGTTTCCTAATGTGCTTGAACACCCAGTAAAGTTTACGTTTTTATACGTGCCAGACAAAGTTACAAGACTGCCTGTATCACCTGCTTGAATGTTTAAATTGACTGAGTTTGGCTCAGTTCCTCCAGCGGTAGCTCCGTGGGTAAAAGTTCTTGTAAAACCAGAGTTGGTGCTGGTGTTAGTTACGTTGACTGTTGGTGTGCCTGTAATGGTTAAGTTAGTTGCTGTTGCTACGTTCCAAAGTGTTTGGTTACCTGTACTTGCAGACCCCGATAAGGTGATGCTGCCTCCGTTAAATGCAATTGACCTTACGTTTGAATTATTTGAGCTAAAGTTAAATCCATTAGCAATAAATCCACCTAAGTTTAATGACCCGTTTGTTAATGTAATTGCACCTGGAGTAGTAAAATTACTTGCAAGCGTCCACCCTCCACCCACGCCATCAAATATTACTGAACCTGCAAGACTTTTTCCATTTAAACTTATTGTTTTGCCAGTCGATGTGGCCCTAAATGTTGTTGCGCCTGAATACGACCTTATAAAGTTTGTGGCGGGCCACAGAAAACTACCATATACGTCAAGTGCAACCGTACCCGCCAACGTCATTGTTCCGTCAACAGCAGTAGCATCAAAGTCGGCACATATTGCTGTCACAGTTGCCATCGTTACGGCAAACGCAGTTGTGCTTGAATTAGAGTTTGCATCAAAAAATACGTTATCAGCAGATGTTGGAACAGACGCACCAACCGTAGCTGCACTCATACTTTGGGATGCGTAAGTACCGCCAACAGAAACAACCCATGTATTAACACTGCCGCTAACTACCGTTCCAAGACTGACAAAAGTGCTTGACCATACAGTCATTCCTGCTACAAGTGCGGGCGACCCTGTTGTTGTTAAAACAGTACCAGAACAACTTGCAGTAAAAGATAAACCAGTGGCAGCAGACCAGTTTGTTGTACTTGTTCCGTTCCAAGTACCTGTACCACCAACCCAGTACCTATTTGCCATTATTCAGCCTGTGGTTCTTCAGGATTGGGGTTTTCTACAGGCGTAGTAATGATTTTGTACCAGTTGTCAAATCGAGCTTTTTTCATGGCTTCAATCTGTTCTGGTGTTTCATCTTCTACAAATAAAGCATCGCTGTAGGTATATCCGTGTTGAGTAATAGTAAAGTCAATTTTTTCCATGCTATTACCCCCTTACTGTCTATTATCTATAAGGGTCCAAGTAGTGCCCTCGGTGTTGTCTATTTTAACCCAAGCAAAGCCTATTGGGGCGTCTAAAAGGTTGATGTTTTCTGTGGTTGAAGATCTAAAAGTTGCTGCTACTTGGTTAATATCTGCTAAATTTACGTTTTCTGCTATAACACTAATAAAACTAACCGCCCCACTTGGGGTATCCGCTGCCCGCAAAGCCTCGGTTATAAATGTTACAAAAGTCGCTACTACAGCCTCAGAATCTACTTCAGAAATAATGCTTTCGGATACAGAACCTACATAATTAGCCAGACCTAAAGCAGTATCAGCAATGGTTTGTGGCTCATTAATTAAGGCGTATTGCGTTCTTATTGCCGTTGGGGTATCTGCAACCCCAAAATTCTCTGATACACTACTTAAAAAACTAGCTAATACTGAGCTTGAATCTGCGCTGGTTATTGGTTCTATTCTTACCGCTACAAATGCTGCTGTTCCCGTACTAGAATCTGCTGTTGTTAATGCTTCTGTAGCAAAAACAAAAATTGCTGTACTACCTAATGCCGCAAAAGCAGGCTGAGCAAAAGCGGCATATCCAAACATTATTTAGCCTCTAATGCTTCTACCCGTTTCAGTAATTGACCAATGGCTGCAAAAGCCAAAGTTCCTAATTTTTCATAATCTACTGCCAATGTTCCATCTTCACGAGTTCTTACTGCCATCGGAAATACTTTTTGAACATCTTGAGCAATTACACCAAAATCAGATTTTTGAACAAAATATCCATCTACACCACCATGAGCTTCTAAATGTGAATCAGTCCAATCAAAACTTTTACTACCGATTGACGTTACTATTTCTAAAGCATTTGGAATATCTTGGATATTTTCTTTTAAAGTTCTATCTGATGAATAAAATGCAGTTACGTTGTTTGTTGCACGGATTTCACCAGCAGTTGCAGATCCAGCTGTGCCTACACCTAAAGAGTTAAATTGCACATTCGAAGATGTAGCAACTGCTTGTCCAATAGATACTGAAACAGAACCTGTAGTTGCACTCACAGAAACACCTGTGCCAGCTTGAACATCAGTTACTTTAGCTGCAGTATATGTAGTGGTAATCGAAGAACCATTCCAGGTTCCCGTAGCAATCGTTCCCAATGTAGTAATACTTGTAGAGCCAGCTGCTGGTGATTTATTGTTAAATGTAGTCCAGTCTGTGCTTGTTAAATATCCGCTTACTGATGTTGTTGCAGCAGCCATAGAAATAGCTGGAGTAGTACCACCAGAAGAGGCTACGGGAGCAGTACCAGTAACTGATGTTACATAAGAACCAGCTGCTTGTTTTCCGTTAAAAGTACTCCAGTCAGTACTAGTTAAATAACCGTTTACTGATGCAGTTGCAGCAGCCATAGAAATTGCTGGAGTTGCTCCGCCGCTTGATACTACTGGGGCAGTTCCTGTTACAGAAGTTACACCTACAGAAACATCGCCTGAACCCAAAAGCGTTGTACTATTAACAGTTTTAATGTTTGTGCCACTAACTAAAGCAGTTTGTTTACCATTAAAAGTATTCCAGTCTGTTGAAGTTAAATAACCAGAAACAGAAGTTGTAGCAGCAGCCATTGATATAGCAGGTGTATTACCACCGCTAGACACTACTGGTGCAGTTCCTGTAACAGATGTAACAGTTCCACCGCTTGATGGGCTTGTGTTAGTGATAGTTATTGCGCCAGCCGCATTAGTTACAGATATACCTGTACCCTGAGTTATTGTTGTTCTTGTAAAGCCTGTCCCATTACCTATGTCAATTTGACCGTTTGTTGGGGTAGCTGTAAGACCTGTACCACCATTAGCCACTGCCAAAGTACCTGTTACACCTGTACTTAAAGGCAATCCTGTTACATTGGTTGCAACAAAAGCTGCTGGAGTTCCTAAAGCAGATGCGTTACCACTAGCATCAAGGTTTACAGACTTACTAGATGGATAAGTAACAAATACGTTTACACCACCAGAAAAAGTTACCGCAGAGCCTGAGTTGCTTGAAGATAAAATTGTTGTGCGGGTTAATGTAGGTCCAGTAGTCGAGTATGTACCAAGACCAACTTCCCAGTTTCCAGAAGCATCTGTAGCCGAGTAATAAGTGGTATTTCCATTGCCGACAACGGCAAAAGACTGGAAGCCAGTAACAGAGCCGCTTAAAGTAAAACTAACGGTTGTATTGGCAGTTCCAGTTTGTTGTACTCTATCGTATAGCGCTAGAGCCATATTAGGCTTCTACTTAACTAGTAGCAGTTGTGCTATATGTAACCGCTAAAGAATCACCAGAAGCTACAGTTTTTGAGCCGCCAGTGAAGTTACCAGCAGAATACAAAATACCAGTAGTTGTATCTTTAGTAGCAGAAGCGGAAGCACCAGAGTTAATAAAACAACCGTTAACAGTACCAGAGCTAGTCATAGAAAAAGTTAAAGCAGATGCTGTTTTAGTAGTTACGTTTGATGGTGTTGTACCAGATGATGTAGAAGCAGACCATGATGGAGCTTGACGATTACCTGTGTATGCTGGAGCGTTTGTGCCACCAACTTCAGTCCAAGTATGCGAAGCCATAGTATCAGCAGCTGTGTAAGTAGCTGTACCGCCGCAAAGACCTAAATAGTTAGCACCAGCAGCTGTACCACCACCTGTACCAGTAGCACCAAAATAATAGTCAAACAAAGCCTGTTTACCAACAGCAGTAACTAAGTTAGGAAAGCTTTCTTCCCATTTAACATTACCTTCAGAGTCACGGCATACTACATGGTAATAACCTTCAATACCTAGATTCTCAGCGTGTTGTGCGCCACGGGTTACTGATGCGCTAGAAGCGTCACCAAAGTTTGATTGTTCAATGCTCATGTTAAGAAATCCTTAAAATAGAAGTTGTTGATGTTGCTGTTGGGAAAGTAACTGTAAAGCTTGTTGTAGGAGTTTTATCTGCCCCAAAATTAAGTACAGCAACAGCGGCACCTGTAGTGGCATTATAAATCAAAGCTCCCCTAGTGGTAAAGGAGGCGGGGGTCCAAGTTACGTTGGCAAAAGACACATAGGCAGTATAACCGCTGCTGGCTGGGACTTGGCTAATAGTTAGGGTTTTACCGCCTGCTGTATACCCAGTGCCTACTACTTCACCAACGGTTGTATAAGTTAGAGTAGTTTCATTTAAGTCGGCGTTGGCTGTATATAACGCTATTTTATAGGTATAAGGGGTTCCAACTGCAAAGTTTTCTAAAGCGCTTAAACAGTTTTGTTTGAAAATGGTGCATTGTCCTTGTACTATCATGGGCTAACCGCAATCTTAGCTTGACCGTCCCTGTATGCGTCACCTCGTTCAAGACCAGTTCCCAAACGATTAAGCTGCATAAGGGCTTCAGTGTATTTGTCTTCGTAATACTTAACCAAATCTTGCTCGCCTTTCATGAATAACATAGCTTCACGCATAGCGCCATAGAATAGTACTGGGTCGTAATTATTGCCAAGCCAACTTGTGCCTGTAGAGTTTGTAACTGTTGCCACTGTAACAGAAAAACCAGAACCAGTAGACCCTAGTGAAGAACAAGACAACGTATCACCAACAACGTAAAAATTACCACCAAACTTAAGGGTGCAAGAAGTTACTACCTGTCCTGAAATTACTATATCTGCAGTGGCCCCTGAACCAGAACCGCCAGTTAAAGGCACATTTTGGTATACGCCATTGGTATATAGCGATCCAGCAACAAGAGCGTTAATCGTAGCAACTTGCCCTTGCACAATAGTAGGTGGGTAATAAAAATAATGCAGCTCTACAACGTAGTTAGCATCAGGGGTAGGGGCTAAAATATAAGAAAGCTCGTTTACGTTGCCGTATTGGGACCCAAATAAAGCGTAGTACTTAGGCACCCCGCCCGGCGTACCTTGATAGGTAGTGCCAGAATACGTTACGCTTGGGTATGCTTCACGCAAAAAGTTAACGTCTTTGTTGAGCAAATAGCTGTAGTTATTATCTGCATCAATAATTGCTACGGAATAAGAAGACAGGTAGTCGTTTGGTAACGATAAATACTGATTGCTAGAACTAACATTACCAGTAACGTTTTTGCGAAGTGCAGGGATTTGAACCGAGTTATAGATACGTTCCTCAGCTTGTTGCACAAAGACAGGGATAGACGCTATAAATAACGACTCGGTGTTCTCAGCGTAAGCTTGGATATTGTTATATAACTGTTCGTAGTTCAAAGCTATTCCTTAAGCCATTGGCCCACGAGATGTAAAGCCTTTAGTTGCTGCTCCAGACCCACGTTGCTTAACGCCAGAAGTCTTAACTTCATCTTTTTGTTTTTTAAATGAACCTGCTACAGACATTTCAAGCTGATCTATGCCATTACCTGGTTTAGTAACTGCATCTTTTACATTTACAGCGCCGCCAGCCATTGTGTGTGGCTTAGCGTAGGTACTAGCTGGTTTGTTGTTAATAGCCATGATTAACGTCCTCTCCCTGCAGATTCTTGATTCATAGCACGGGCCATATTACGCCCCACTTGTTTCATTTTCATAGATGTTACGCCAGCAGAACCCTTGCCGCCGTTGTCGATTTTGGCCGTCGGGCCTGAATCGCCCAAATTTTTACCTACTGTTTTGCCTTTGGATTCAATACCATTAGCGCCTTTTTTAAATGACATAATTTACTCCTAATTAACTGTTACTGTTACTGTACCTACTTGCCCAATTCCAATCAAGTAGTTTGGCGTTAAAACCGTGTCAAAGCTACTTGCCCCGCCTACAGGATTCCATCCCCACTGAATCTGCCTACTACCATCTGCAGGATATCCTGATTCGTCCATTGCTGTGGAAGACCCATTTTCTGTTTGAAGCCCAGTTAGACCAGAGCTATAGTAGCTTGTATCTGGTCTAGGTTCCCGTATAGCTTGTGGGTCTGAGACTGGATACATACCTAACTGCAACTGCGGCTGATCTGGATCCCAACAACTAGGGCAGACTTTCACATTATAAAGCTTTGTCTTTAATACTTGCTTCTTTAACTCTTTAAGCTTATAGCGCTGACCACACCGATCGCACTCCGCAATAGCCCATTTACCTGACGCATACTTTTCTGGCATACATCACCTTAATAAAATAGCTGTCGTGGTACGTACCTATCAGCGGCTTTATCTCTGTCTTCTTGCGAAGCTAATAGCCATTGCTCATCATAAGCAGCTTTAAGAGCCACTGCTCGCTGAGGGTCAACTTCTGGTTTTTTAGAAGCTATCATAAACGCAAGCCCAGCAACTAGTGCTGGAATTAGACGAAACGGAATATCTTGTACATTAATACCATTACCAGCATCTTGTAGACGGCGCATACGCCAATAAATAAAGGTGTAAGGACCGCCACCATCGCCAGTCGGCCAAACGTTAATATTAGGTAGGTTTTGAACAGTAATAGTATCTGTAGTTGTATGAGCTGCTGCAGTTGTGCCAGCTTGCCCACGGAAACAATTTAGTAGTTGATTAGCTGCTGTATCTACGTTTTGGTATGAAATAATTTCAGAGCCAATCTGAATAAAACCTGTTGTACCTAAGCCAGCCACAGAAGTTAAAGTTAATGTGGTCGCTGTTGAGCTAATATTGGAAGCTAGTTTAGCCGTAATTGTATTTGATTGTCCTGATTGGCGGTTAATCCAAACTTGAATTGGTCGGCCTTGTGCGTTCTTAGTCGGTATCGTTGAGTAAGTAGATTCAGAAATACGGCTAATATTAATATCAACTTGAGTTTGGTCTGACCCAGTACGTATAACTTGGTCTAAAAGGTCGATTGTGTCAACAGGAATAGCATACATAGCTTGCCCTGTATTAATCGTAATTTGCCCTTGCTCAATAGTCCACAAATTAATACCACGGTTTGCCCACTCAATAGTAAGCAAATTAAGACTGCGACGAGCAGTTCTCATATCATAACCAGAGCGCAGCTCTAGACCAGCACGTTCAAATGCTTCCTCTATTAAATCAGAAAGGTCTAGGTTAAATACCGCTGAACCCGAAGTACTTGCCATTATTTAGCTTTCTTAGTGCGTGCTGTCTTTGCTACTACTTTAGGCTTTTTAGCTGTACGTGTTGTAGCTTTGCGAACGTATTTACGCTTTGGTTTTAGCTCTTCTTCTACAGGAAATGGCCAAGTTGT